TTACTCATTTTCGTATTTCTCCGGTGACGCGTTATAAATTGCTTCGTCGATATCTTCTAAAAGCGACTCTGGATCTTGTTGACAAGCTATCGATAAATAATTCCAACCATCTGCGGGATCAAAAATGAGCCAACCCGTTCGCGTGTTTCTACTCGCCTTTATTTCAAATTCGTGCCCGTTTCTATGTTTTAGTTTATAGAATGGAAAATTTACATCTATTATCGTCATCATATATTTCCCTTAATTGTGTACAGCGCCCCCACCGTATCAGTACACAGTAGATAGTGCTAGTACTTTTTTCGCGTATTGTTGTCCCTCAGCACATTTTACTCGCCCACAGTTGTAGACGGTTAAAGCACGCTGTAAATCCCCATGCTGATCAAGCTCTTCGCGTAGGATCCTAGCTCCACAACGTAAGTTGTAAGTCGGATCCCATAAGTGATCAGCGTTAGGTAGCCCACAGCGGCGAGCGTTGAAAGGCATGATCTGAGCTATCCCCCTAGCGCCGACTCGTGAGACGGCTTTAGGGTTATAAGCACTCTCGACCTTAACTAAGGCTTTAAGCACTTTGCGAGATAGCCCGTAAGCATCAGCAGCACGCTCTACCTCCGCCTCCAGAAGGCCCCTAGAAGCCACCACAGGGCGTTTAAGCAAACGCCCCCCATGGTAGACTAGCCCCTCTGGAAGCGTGGTGTAGCAAGCCGCTATAACCAGGGCAGCGACTATCCAGCCGCCACCCTGTTGGCTATCAGCGCTCACTTACGCCCCACAGTTGCCCTAACTGCCATAGCTGGGTCATCGCCTAATACGTAGACCCTGACACCGATGATGGTGGTCACAACCCCAACAAAAAAACAAACGTGTAGGATCGTAACCATGATCCCCGTAGGGGTGAATAGTAGCTCTTTAATTGCTTTCATAATTAGCTCCCCTGAACTTCGTTAGACGGTTGTGAACAATCGGCCCAGAGATAGCACTTTAGAGGGACGTTATGGGTTTTCTGCGATTCTTGGCGCTCATCGACGCGAGTAATCCACAGCTTACCCCCAGCCTCGATACCGGTACACCCAGATACAGCCGCAGCAATAAGTCCCAATAGTCCAAATAGTATTTTTCTCATATATTCCCCTTTATTTACGTTAAGTTATTATTACCTACCCCAACCAAGATCCAAACCTCGCATCGGTTGCCCCAGTCCGTCATTAGGGACTACACGTTGTACGGTCTCGCTCCCAGTTAAGTCTTTATCCCACAGGTTTTTTTGTGGTCGCGTAGTTGTCACGACGCTGTAACCTGTACCCCAAGGGCCACGATCCTGCGGAACCGGCAAAACCGGCTGAACAGGCAAGCCGTAAATAGGCTGCTGCTGTGGTTGGTTGTATCCGCTGTTAGCTATAGCCCAATCAAGCGCATTTGGCTCCGATTGCGCCGATGCTGCTAAGGGTAGAAAGGCTAGGGTTAAAAGTAATTTTCGCACGATGTTTTTCCTTTATTAATTAAACCAACGATTACAGATACCACGACCTAATTCAGCGCGTACCCATTTCTGTATCTGTTCGCGTGTTGTATAGCCTTGGTCTCTCAGGTAGTCCCACAAAACTGTCACAAGAGCACGACAAGCCGCAGCACGATATTCAGTCGGAAAATATTGCCCCTCATAGTAATCAAAGGCATTAGTCCCATCGTTATAGACTAAACGACCCGTAAAACCTTTAAGAAGGTCGGTGGTTGAAATATCCCTAGTTGCCACCGCTAGCAGAAGCGCTCTAGCGTCTTTACCGTCTCTAGCTATTTCGTAACGCTCTGCGTTGAACGCCTTGCGACCCTCAGTATCAGACCATGAGCTGTAATAATTGCGCCAGTCGATGCCGCTACGTTGATTGATGTGCTTTTCTAGTGCTTGCAATACTTGCTCTCTCATATATTCCCTTTGCTTGGCTTAATTGCCATACCTCTACAGTACCAAATAAGACGCACTGTGTACAGTAAATAGTTTCGGCAGATGTAAAAATTTCTTGAGGGATTTTTGCCAGAAAGGTATAACTGGCTGAAACAATAAAAAAACCACCTCTACCGGCTAAAGTAAAAGGTGGTTTTAAGGACGAACAATATGGGAAATAATAGCAAATCCTCACCTTTTTTCAAGGTATTAAAGCAGCACAAAGAGTTAGGCTTTGATGGCATGGTGTTTCTAGCCTATGTCGCAGAGTTTGAGGCGCAAGGCCTCCATTGCTTTGTGAGTCGTGCCAGAATTAGCCAAGACCTCCCTATAAGCGAATCAGGAGCCCGCTATCTTATCAAGCGGCTAGTAAAGCAAGGCTATCTCCAGGTCAAATACGAGGGCAGAAAACGATACCTCAGCACCGTAAACAGAGGGGGCACGATTAAACCAGATCAAAATACAAAGGGGGCAAATCCTGCACCCAAAAGGGGCACGATTAAACCAATCAAGGGGGCAGAATTAAACCAGATGAGGGGGCACGAAAGAACCAATACAAAGAATCATAACAAAGAAATAATACAAAGAAACAATTACAAAGAACTATCAGCAACAGAACGTGAAAGGTTAGAACTATTAGAATTAGGAATTGATTTAGAGTTATTACCTAAGTAAGCCCGTTAAACGGCCTAGCAGCCCCAAGGTTAAGAGATAATGCTACGGGGTAGGGTTACCCCTAGGCTACAATGTGGATGCAACCTAGGGGCTTTTAGGGGGTTATGGCTCGATTCTGTCATGTATCGGTAATGGATAGTCTGTTATGCAACGAAACGCTCCGCAGTAGTATCGGTTATTAGTAAAAAAAGATTAAGGGTATTTTAGGCCTCGTGGTATCAGGTAGTTAGGAATGGGGCTTGCAGTATCTGCACACAGTAACTACTCTGATCAGTGTGTGGATCAGCGGTAACCATTATCCAGATAGCTATCAGGACAGGAAGATGAGGCGACAGCGCTCCGCTAGAATCAAGACTGGTCACTACCATACTTTGCCCCAAGCAGCAGGTAATCTCTATCAGGCAGTACGCAAGCAGCTGGGACTTACTCGTAGTGCTATGGCTACGCTGCTAGGGCTACAGGATGAGCAGCTCAGGTATCGTGAGAGGTTCAAGCGCATGTACCATCCCTGCGAAGTAGCAGCACTACAGCAGGCAAGTGGCATGACGTGGGATGAGTTCGGTAAGTTACTCAATGATATCGCATAGTTACCTATGGTGTGTGGTTAGCTTATTAGTTTTCTATTTCTAGGTAGGTAAGATTCTAGAATGAAATCAAGGGCTTACAGCTGCGAATGAAAAGTATGATTTCCAAATCCAAAACAAATTTGAAAATCGGCGAGGTACCGGTTACAGCTATATCCCATCTCCCACATAAAAATCGCTATCTCAGCCTCAAACGCTGTATCGTAAATTCTCATCACCCATATAAAATTCCCAAATATTACCTTCAACCACTGTTTTGCTATTAGGGGCATAAAAAGTATGAGCGAGGACGATTTAAAACAGCGCGAAGAATCTGAGGCCGCTCCGATTATAAAAAATCCCGAAATTGAGGTTTTGCCACCGATTATGCGGGAGGTACCGCAGACTAGGGAGCATCAGAAGGATGAGCAGTTAGCGTTACAGATTAGGGATATGGGGCGGCTTGGGCTTTCTAAGAGCTCTACGGCATTAGCTGCTAGGATTACACCTTACTTGCTAGACAAGTATTACTCTGAGGAGTTTTTAGAAGGTCAGAGTCAGATGCAAAAGGGGTTAGCTACGGTGGCTATAGCTGAGGCTATGAATGGTAATACTCCTATCCTGCTTCATCTGTTAAAGACTAAACTTGGTTGGTCAGAGCAGCAGACGTTAGAAATTACGGGTGAGATTAGGAGTGTGGTTAGTGCCAAGCCATTATCGAAAGAGGAGTTTGTCCAAAGGTATCTTACCCAGGATACGGAGGATTGAGTATTACCGTTGCCCAAATTGTTACTTACCAGGATTGGTAGTTACTGATAACTTATGGGTGGTTTGTTGGAAAAAGCGTTGTGGTAGGGGCTTTAGGCTAATTGACCATAAAATAACCAAAGAGGAATACGAGGGCATATGGGGGTCGAGCATAGTTGTAAGGATGAAGACGGGCCGCAAGTGATGCGTTGCCCTAAGTGCGAGGTTATTTCTGTGGTTAAGGCTGGGGAAGAAGTGGTTGATTTTGGTATGTATGCTGGTCTAAGCGGCGAGTACTTTCTTTGTCAGAATCCCAAGTGTGAAGTAGAGCGGATTTACAACACTAACTGTGTAATTACTAGCAAATGAGCGAAAACTTAGACGTAAATGTGGTATGGGCACCTCAAGCTGGGCCTCAAGAGGCGCTAGTAGCGTGTCCAATTACGTTAGTTGGCTATGGGGGCGCTCGTGGTGGCGGTAAGACTGACGGGGTACTAGGCAAGTTTGCTATTAAGCAAGAGCAATTAGGGGCTGATTTTAATGCTATCTTTTTTCGTAAAGAATTACCTCAAGCTGATGACCTTATTGAGCGAGCTAAGCAGATTTACTTACCGCTTAAAGCGCACTGGCAAGACCAGAAAAAGCAGTTTACCTTCCTATCGGGTGGTAGGTTACGTTTTAGACCTTTAGCTAATGATGCTGATGCTGAAAAGTATCAGGGCCAGAACCTTTCAGATTGCGCTATAGAAGAGGCGGGTAACTATGCTGACCCAAGCTGTATCTGGAAGCTATTTGGAGCGCTACGAGGTAAGGGCGGCGGCCAAATCATCCTAACTTTTAACCCTGGTGGTATTGGGCATAGCTGGCTAAAGCATTTGTTTATTAAGCCAGCCCCTAAAGGAATGAAGCTACTTAGAAAAGACCTGCCAAACGGAGCTGGTTTTGATTATATCTATATTCCAAGCAGGGTAAGTGATAACCAGATACTGTTAGCTCGTGACCCTGAATACATTAACCGCTTGCACATGGTAGGTAGTCCAGAGCTTGTGCGGGCTTGGCTAGAAGGAGATTTTGAAATCCATGAGGGTAGTTACTTTCCTGAGTTTAGTTCTAAACATATCATTGCTCCTTTCAATGTACCAAAACATTGGCCCCGCTATTTGGGTTATGACTGGGGCTATTCTTCTCCTTTTGCTGCTGTCTGGGGTGCTGTTAGTTCTGGACGTGATGACAGAGGTAATGAGGTACCGTACCCTAAAGGCGCAATTATCATATATCGCGAAATGTGGGGAAAAGGAGTTGATAATGTCGAGCAAGCTACCAGAATCGCTTCTGTATCAGTAGGCGAAAATCCTATATGCGTGGCAGACCCTAGCATTTTTAAGCATGATGGCGGCCCTAGCATTAACGACCAATTAACAGCAGTTTTTACCCGCTATAAGCACCCAGCCTTTAAGCGCGCTGATAATGACCGTATTTCAGGGTGGTCACAGATACGGCAAAGGCTAGTAGCTAAACCACCGTTACTATACATATTTGCTACTTGCCCATACTTGCTAGAGACTTTACCATCGATGTCAATAGACAAACAAAAGCCAGAGGATTTAGACACTAAAGGCAATGACCATTGCGTCGATGCACTTAGATACCTCTGCAAAGAGCGGCTAATCGACTCAAAGTGGGAACAACCTTCTCAAGTATTCAACAAAGGATTAGTAAAATTGCAATCTTACATCGCACAAGTTAGAAGCCAACAAGGTAGAGCAAGAATATGAAAATTGCCCCATTATCTCAAAAATATAGTCCAAAATGGTGGCGCTCCCAACTAACCGAAGCAGAAGAAAGACGCAAAAAGTTTACAGAACTAGCAGAAGAGTCAATCAGGGTTTATAACGCCCAAAAACAAGTTGGTATGCTTAACGATGTTGAGCGCCGCCTTAATGTATGGTGGTACTGCAACAATACCCTTTTACCAGCTTACTTTTCCTCAACCCCCAAAGCTGAGGTAAACCCCAAAAAGCGCACAGGTGGTATTCCTGTTCAACTTGGTAGCGTCATCCTAGAGCGTAAC